CTGCTAACGTAGGTGGTGAGGGTAGTTCAGGGTTGAACATCCCTATCGCATAGGAGATCAGTATGGGTGCTGCATTATATAATACAGGCGAAGTTAAGAAACTCATGGGCAGAGATGCTGATGATGATGAAGAGATGATCGCTGAACCTACTGACATGATGCCTGATACTACTTCATCTGCTCCTACTATTGAACAGAGTGAGCGTATGAAAAAGTATAAAAGCAAGATTATTGTATAAGGAATAACACATGGAACAAGACGTAGGTACAGTAGCTAAACGCTACAGCCAACTAGAAAGTGAACGAGACACGTTCCTAGAACGAGGGCGAGAAGCAGCAAGGCTTACTATTCCTACTCTTTTACCAGAGGAAGGTCATAGTAGTTCTTCTATCTATGCCACACCTTATCAGGGTATTGGAGCAAGAGGTGTAAACAACCTAGCATCAAAGCTATTGCTTGCCCTGCTACCACCAAACAGTCCATTCTTTCGGCTGACCATTGATGACTTTGACCTGCAACAACTAGCAGGTGAGAACCGTGGTCAGGTAGAAGAAGGACTTGCACGTATTGAACGTGCTGCCATGCAAGAGATTGAAGGTAAGTCTATTCGTGTGCCTGTATTTGAGGCACTAAAGCTACTTATTGTTACTGGTAATGCTCTTGTCTACATGCCCAAAGAAGGTGGAATGAAAGTATTCCGGCCTGACCGTTACTGCGCCAAGCGTGACACTATGGGTAACGTACTAGAGATTATTACCAAGGAGTCTATGGCTCCATCTACACTGCCTGATGAAGTGAAGGACATGATCCCACCATCAGACACACCTGTTAAGAGCTACGATTTGTACACATGCTTAAAGCGTGTGGATAACAGGTATGAAGTAGTACAGGAAGTAGCTGGTATTACTATTGAGAAGACTAAGGGTAAGTTTAAGCTAGACCAAAGCCCCTTCATCCCACTACGGTTCATCCGTATTGATGGTGAGGACTATGGGCGAGGCTTCATTGAGGAATACATTGGTGATCTACGCAGTCTTGAGGCTTTAACTAAAGCTATTGTACAGGGCAGCGCAGCATCAGCTAAGGTATTGTTCCTTGTACGGCCTAATGGTACTACAAAGACTAAAGACCTAGCTGCTGCACCTAATGGTGCGTTCCTACAGGGTGACAGTAACGATGTGTCTACCCTACAGGTAGCCAAGGGTGGTGACTTCCGTGTTGCATTAGAGACTATGCGTATGATTAACGATAGACTTGGTGCTGCCTTCCTGCTAAACTCCTCTGTACAACGATCAGCAGAGCGTGTAACAGCAGAAGAAGTACGCTTCATGGCTCAGGAACTAGAGACAGCCCTTGGTGGTGTGTACTCTATTCTATCTCAGGAGTTCCAGCTACCACTAATTAACCTACTGCTTGAGTCATTAACTAAGCAGGGTAAGATGCCACGTATGCCTAAGGATAGTGTCAAGCCTACTGTTGTTACAGGTATTGAGGCACTAGGCCGTGGACAAGACTTGAATAAACTAGCATCTTTCTTACAATATCTTCAACCGCTGGGGCCAGAAGTTATTCAGAGTGAGATGAACTTGGGTGATTACATTGATCGCCTAGCTGCATCACTTGGTATTGATACCTCAGGACTTATTAAGTCACCTGAGCAGAAACAACAAGAACAGATGATGCAACAACAAGCGCAACAAGAACAGATGGAAGCTCAAGCAGCTATGCAGATGGCACAGAGTGCTGCTCCGCAACTAGCTAAAGGGGCTGTAGAAGGTTAGGAAAAATATATGGCAGACAGTATTAACACTTATCAAGAAGAACCTGCTGAGTCACAAGAGCATGTAGATGCTATGCTGGCGAAAGTAGAAGGTAGTCAACAAGACCCTGAGCGTCCTGAGTGGCTACCTGAAAAGTTTAATTCAGTTGAGGATATGGCTAAGGCATACTCTGCATTAGAGAGTAAGCTAGGCCAGCCTCAACAGGATCAAGAATCAGAAGTAACAGAAGAACAGGTAGCAGAAGCTACTCCTTCTGACATTGCTGATGCACTAGATGCAAATGGCCTAGACTTTGATGCGTTCCAGAAGGAATATGAAGAGCTAGGTGGACTAACTGAAGATGCCTACGCAGCACTAGCTGAGGCTGGTTTCTCACAGGCAGTAGTTGACTCATGGATTGACGGACAGAACGCTTTGTCTGAACAAGTCCAGTCTAGTATGTACAACCTAGTAGGTGGTGCAGAACAGTATCAAGGACTCGTACAGTGGGCAGCAGATAATCTACCCGCTGACGAGATTGATGCGTTTAACTCAACAATGGGATCGCGCGACACTAACATGATTAAGTTGGCGATCCAAGGTCTTAATGCTCGTTATCGTTCTGAGGCAGAGCCTAGTCTCCTTTCTGGACAGACAGGTTCTGTGTCCTCTGGCGGGAAGTTTGATAGCAATGCAGAATTAACTGCTGCTATGCGTGACCCCAGATACGACAAAGACCCCGCCTACAGACAGCAGGTTGCTGATAAGCTAGCCAAGTCTAGTCTGTTCTAACATTGTTGCATGGGGTTGGGGGATTGTATAAGAGTCCCCCTTCCTTCTAAATACACGAATACACCACCGAAGTTACGTCATACGTGCAGAAGATTCGCTACCTTAGGACGTTATATACGGCTGCTTGGGCAGGTGTCAGGCTAGGAAACAGGTAATGCTGTCCTAGCCCTTGTGTATTTAGAAGGGATCACATCCCTAACACGAAGCTAAACATAACAAACGATTACCCCTGACCCCTTGCGAGGGACAATCTTGGAGAAAGGATGTAGTGTAATGCAGAGTGTATTTCAACTCACATTATACTCACTAAGGAGTAATTTAAAATGGCACAAGCTGCTTCAAATCCGGCCTATAGCGTAAGCTTCCAAGGCCAAAATAACCTATCAGGTGACGTTCGTGACCTGTTTCTCAAGCTGTATGCAGGGGAAGTCCTGACAGCCTATGAGGAAAAGAAAGTCCTTATGGATAAAGTGCGTACTCGCACAATCTCAAAAGGTAAGTCTGCTTCATTCCCAATGACAGGCCGTGCAACTGCTGAGTACTTGACCCCCGGCAACGAGATCACAGGTGGCTCAATTCGTGCAGGTGAGCGTATCGTCACAATTGATGACTTGCTTATCTCAAGCCAGTTCATTGCTAACATTGATGAAGCTATCAACCACTATGATGTACGTTCAATCTACTCAAAGGAAGCTGGTATTGCACTAGCTAACGAAGCAGATCGGAACGTAGCTCGTATGCTTGTTAAAGCTGCATTGGCTACTAACGCTACTGCTGCTGCTGGTCTGATCCAAGACTACAAAGCCTTCACTGAGGAAGACTTCACTGCAAATGTCAACATTGGTACAGCTACTGCTGACTCTCTTGATCCTGCAAAGCTAGCTAAAGCTGTCTTTGACGCCAAGAAGACCATGGATATTGCTAACGTACCATCAGACAACGCTGTAGTTGTCCTTCCACCAGCACAGTACTATGCACTGATGGATGTAACTGATGGCTCAAAGCTGACATACATGAACCAAGACTTTGGTGGTAACGGTTCAATTGCTTCAGGTATGGTTCCGTCAATTGCAGGTATTCCTGTAATCATGTCAAACCATGCTGACGTAACTAAGCTGTATCAGAACTTCACTACAGGTAATGCTGATGAAGGTAAGACCATTGACAACCAGCCACTAGCAAACACTGCTGGTTCTGGACGCACTACTCACTATGACCTTCCAACTGCTGCTGTAGATGGACGCGACATGGTTGCAGAAGCTGCTAAGTTCCGTGGCTTTGTCTTCACACCAGAAGCTGTTGCTACTGTCAAGTTGCTTGACTTGGGCATGGAGTCTGAGTACCAGATCAACCGTCAAGGCACACTCATGGTTGCTAAGTACGCAATGGGACATAACGTCCTGCGTCCTGCATCATGTATCGGTCTTGTAGAGGTCTAAGAATATTGGGGGTAGCTTAACGGCTACTCCCTTTTTTACTTTGGAGAATAGTATGGCTATCACACGCGCAGGAGAAGTATTTAAGGGTCTGCGGATACCTAAAAGAACACCTAACCATAAAACTAAATCTCATGCTGTGTTGATCGGTACTGTTAAAAAGCCAGAGATGATTAGATTTGGCGAACAGGGTGCAGAAACAAATAAGAATGAGAAACAACGTAAAGCTTTTAAAGATAGGCACAGAAAGAATATAGCAAAGGGTGAAACCTCTGCTGCTTATTGGGCTAACAAAGTTAAATGGTAAGGAGCTATCATGGCTGGAACAAGTAAACTAGATGCAGTCAATACAATGCTATCTTCCATTGGTGAAGCACCAGTAAGTAGTTTGTCCTCAGGATTGATTGAGGCTGAGATTGCAGAAAGTATTTTAAATACTATTGACAGAGAAGTACAGTCTATGGGCTGGCACTTCAACACAGAATTAAACAAAAGTTTCGCTCAGACACCAGCAGGTGAGATACTACTCCCCGCTGATATTCTTAGAGCAGATGCTACGCTAAAGGCCAACGCGCCTAATCTTGTACAGCGTGGCTTAAAAATGTACGACAGAGTTAATCACACTTTCATCGTTGGTACAAACGCTGCCCTTGATGTAGTAGTGCAGTTAGTCTTTGATGACCTACCAGAAGTAGCAAAGCGTTACATTGTACTACGTGCTACTCGTATCTTCCAAGATCGTGTGGTAGGTTCTAACACACTACATGATTTCCAAGAGAAAGATGAACAACAGGCTTTAGTCCAGCTTAAAGATTTTGATAAGGCTGCTGATGACCATAACATCTTTGACAACTATGATACCTTTAGCATTATTGATAGGCAGGGACGGAGAACAATCTAATGGCACTCATCAGTCAATCTATCCCTAACCTTATTAACGGTGTATCACAACAGCCACCATCACTACGTCTGGCTACACAGGCAGAGGTTCAAGAGAACGCTCTGTCAAGTGTGGTAACAGGACTGTCTAAGCGTCCTAGCTCTGAGCATATTGCTGATCTAGGTACTATTGCTAATCTGGATAAGGCTTTCATTCATACTATCCGTAGGGATGAGAATGAGTTTTACTCTATGGTGGTAGATACGGCTGGCACTATCAGGGTGTTTGACAAGGATGGTGTCTCTAAGACTGTCACCAATAACGCTGCTAGTTATCTAACAGGATTGACTGACCCTAGCTTAGAGTTGGCTGCTGTATCCATTGCAGATGTAACCTTTATTGTAAACAAGAATACGGTAGTAGCTCAAGGCACTACCACAAGTCCTACACGTAACCCTGAGGCTCTTGTATATGTACGACAGGCTGACTATGCTTCTACATATCGCTTAAAGCTAACTAAGGGTGGAAGCACAAGTACTGTAGAATTTGCTACAAAGTCCTCAACACAGGACAGTACTAGTGCTACACAGAACGCAGAGCGTGGTGCATCTACTGACTTGATTGCTGAGAACCTTGATACCTTCTCAGGTACTGGTGTTAATAGTAGTTACTATGAGAACATCACTAACGCTAGTGCTGTTACTGGTTTAACACTAACACGCTATGGCTCAGTAATCCACGTTCAGTCTACTGACAGTACAGACTTCCAAGTAGAAGTAGGTGACTCTCATGGTAACGAACACTTACTTGTGTTCAAGGATGAGACACCAGACTTTAAGAAGCTACCTGTTGAGGGACCAAATGACTTTGTTATTGGTGTATCTGGTGATAACCAGAAGGCACAGGATGATTACTATGTTAAATTCAGTAATGGTGTGTGGAAAGAAACAGTAGAGCCTAACGTCCTTATTGACTTAGATAACGCTACCCTTCCCCATAAATTATCAAAGTTACCTAGTGGTGACTTTCAGTTTGATGAGATCAACTATGCTGACCGTAAGGTAGGTAATGATGACACAAACCCCTTCCCCTCTTTTGTAGATTATACAATTGCTGATATCTTCTTTCATCGTAACAGGCTAGGCTTGCTTGCTGATGAGAATGTTATCTTTGCTAGGGCAGGTGAGTTTACAGAGTTTGACTTCTTCCGTAAGTCAGTACTAGCAATTGTAGATAGCGATCCTATTGACGTAGCAGTGTCTTCTAACAAGGTAAGTATTCTTAAACATGCTGTACCTTTTAACGAAGCACTACTGCTATTCTCTGAACTAACACAGTTTAAAGTTACTGCTGATCCTATCCTTACACCTGAGACTATTAACGTAGCTAATACTACTGAGTTTGAGGCTAGTCTTGTAGCCAAGCCAGCACAGGCTGGTAAGTATGTATACTTTGCTACTAAACGTGGGGCATGGTCAGGCATGTGGGAGTACTTTGTAGATACTGACACTGATGTCAACGATGCTACAGAGACTACAGCGCATGTACCAGAGTACCTTAGGGGTGTTATAACAAACATTCAGGCATCGTCTAACGAGGACATGCTTATTGCACAGGCTGCTGATGATCCTACAGCTATTTATGTATATCGTTACTATTGGAGTGGTAGAGAAAAGCTACAGTCTTCATGGTCACGTTGGGTATTTGATGGTGATGTAGTAGGTGTATCATTTAACCTATCTGATATCTACGTTTTAATTAAACGTAGTAACAACCTATTCCTAGAAAAGATTAACTTGTCTGTAGATGATGCCACAGTGTATACTACAGGTAACTTCTCTATTCACTTGGATAGAAGGGTAATGTTAGAAACAGGTGGACTTACTGCTATACCTTATGTAGACTCTAATGTGGTGTATGTAGACCAGACAGGTAAGCTTATTCCTCTTAGTGCTGTAGCTGCAAAGCTAGCTAACTCTGAGAAGGTCTTTGCTGGTATTCCGTTTACATTTAAATACCAATTCTCTGAGCCTGTACTAAAGCAGGATAACAAACCTATTACT